AGAACGCGCAGATTTTGAAGAGTATGAAAGTAAACGCCGTAATGAGTTGGACGGTTTGCAAATTGGGCTTGAATTTACTATCGTTCCGCAGTTGGAAACAGCAGCAAACGAATTGGTAACCTTGCAACAATATAACCAGCAATGGAAGCAAATCTACGACAGTGCGACTACTGAAGTTCAGCGTAGCGAAGCTGAAGCAGCAATGCGACAAAATGCTACATTGATTAAACAGAAGTCAGACTTCATTTCGGAAAGTCGGCCTAAAGTAAGTCAGTTTTATCAGGCTCGTTCTGATTACGTCAAGGAAACCCTAGAGAAATCTCGACAGGCTTTCACAGACAAGGAATTGGCAAACAAGGCAAACTTTGCTGAACTTAGGGATAAGCTGGCAAAGGACTGGAAGGGTGCAAATGGATCGTTTATCCCTGGAGTACCAAACATTGATTTGATCTCTAGTGACGAATATCTGTTGAGTCTTGTACGTGATGGCATGAAGTTCCGTGAGGGGCCAATTGTCCGCAATGCCGGTGGTTCGTTGGCGGCGTCCAACAAACAAATGGCAAAGTCTAAGACTGCTCCTGAAGATAAGATGGAAGTTCTTCAAAAGAAAGCGAATTCGGGCGATAAGAATGCGACTCGGGATCTTTTGGCAACTATGCTTGCATCAAATAAACGCAAGCGTTAATTTTTAGGAAATTTATCATGGCTCTTATTACCTCCGCCGCACTCGGCAATGGCAATGGTTCGTATACCACCGATATCGTCGTTAAAGACCTCGATATGACCGTCTCCAACTATGTGAAGGATCGTACCCCGATCACCAACATGGCTATGAGCAAAAAACGCAAAGTCAATTCGACTCTGCACATCTGGCCCGTGGATTACTACCGTACTCCCGCTCTGAATGCACAACTGGAAGGCGCTGCTGTTACTACGGCTCTGTCGGCTTCTAACACTCGTGCAAACATCGGTAACTACACTCAGATTTTCACCACTGTGATCGGCGCCACTGGTACCGCTCGTGCTGTTGAACAAGCTGGTGGCGATCCCCAGGCATACCAAGAAGTCAAACAATTGACCGAGATCATGTTTGACGTTGAACTGCAAATGGTTCGTGCTGACGGCGCCTCCATCAAGTACAGCGGTCAAGCAGGTACGCAACCTTCCGGTTCTACGACTGTTAACTCTGGTCGTCGCTTTGGTTCTTTGTTCTCCTATGCTGGTACTCGTTCGGGCAACCCAACGTCCGGTACTGCTGTGTTGAACTTGGCTACCTCTGACGGCAATGACGTTACCGCTACCACCAGCACCAACCAGCCTTTCAATGGCCTGTTGAGCAATGCCGGTTTGGGTTACTTCTCGTTCGCATCGGGTCAAACCTTGCAACAGTTCAGCCCTTTCCTGTACAAGCAGTTGGTTACGACTGCCGAGCAGCGCTTCAACGCCAAGATCACCAACATGGTTGTTCCTACGTCGATGCGTACTCACATCAGCGATATGCTGCCAACCAGCCGTTCTATCAACCGTTTTAACCCGGCTGACAAGGGCGACACCATTGGTACTTACGAAGGTGACTTCAACTACACGTACCAGATCGACGACTCTTGGGTCATGGATCAAACTGGTTCGGATAACAACTCGGTTCTGTTCATGAACCCTGACGTTATCCAGTGGGGTTCATTGCGTGAACTCGGCCCAAATAACGAAGTGTTCAGCTCTGCTGACGCATCGTTGGATCAATACATCATGGAAGGCACTTTGATTGTGCGTAATCCCGCTGGTGTTGGTGTCCTGTCTGGCATCTCGCCTACCGGCGCTGCTGTAACTGCTCCTCGCGCATCCACGCAAGTTCAGCGTTACCTGTAATCCTCTAGGGGTTTCTGAAGAAGGTTGGCGACAGCCTTCTTTGGAAAGCATGGAGAATGAAAATGGATGATGAAGTAAAAGTTAATGAAGAATACTATTCCAAGGGAATCTTGGAGGCTGGTATTGAAGGTGTATTGGCAAAGAACGACAAACTTTTTAATGAAGTGAAGTCTGGCACTTGGTCACAAACCTTCAATACTGATAATCTGAATTACAAAATTGGTGCTATTAACGGTGAGCGTTATGTGCAGTATGAGCAGAAAAACATTGAAGAAGTGAAACAATTCTGCAAAGAGCGCAGAGAGTTTCACAAGACTCATGGAACAGATAACCCGTTTTTTGCGGGTACTGCTCACATGATGCAGCTTCCCAAGTGCTTTGCCCATGAAATTACTTCCAAATGGTTTAACAACCGTCCTTGGGAATTGATTAAAATGGACAAGAAGGACAAAATCCTTTTCTATGCCATTGTGAATGAATATTACAGTGACTTTGTATGTCATCCTAGCGGGAAGATTCCAATTCCCTATAATCCCGCAATACCTACAAAATAAGGTTAACAAATGGCACTATTCATTCAATCAGCTAATTCTCTTGTAAGCCGAATTGCGCAATGGGTTGGTGCTATACCTTCTACTCTTAGCATTACCGCAACATCAATTGACGCCCTTGGCAAGACAATCACCACTTCCGCTTCCCCAGTTGGAATTGTGTTGATTGGAGACTTTATTAGCCCAAGCGTTCAAGGGCCGTTTGCGACGATTACAGCCATTACCAGTACAACCATTACGGTTAACGATCCTGATGGCGTATGGACGGGTTTAACGACCCCTGTGAGCATTCTGAAGCTGCCAACTCAATCTTCCTTGGAAATCATGGCTTGCATCCAGATGTGTGAGCTGAAAATGCGAACTATTGAGCTTCCTGCTCTGCGTTCAGATCCATATACGACTACCACTCCTACGGTTTTGATTACCGACTCCCAGGGTATGGCTCCTATCCCATCGGATATGAACTCTCCTATCTTGTTTTTCCAAGATGCACAGCCTTCTCAACAGCCCGTTGGTGCTACCAACATGGGACCGTGGATTGTGTATGACCGAGTTGGAGATCGAGAAATCATTCGTCGTCGGATGATCGACCAGTTGTACATCCGTCCATTTGGTGTTCCTCGCGTTATTCGTGCTTCGTTCTCTGAAGTTGGCCCTAACTATGTGTTTACGCCAAATCCTGGTGAGAACGTAACCATCAAGGCGTATTACAACAAGACATTCCCATTCTTGTTTAGTTCAACAAGTGATGCATTGAATCCTTTGATCCAAACCAATTCTGTACTTAATTCTTTTCCAGAGGGTTATTTGTACGGAACTTTGTCTGCTTTCTACGATAAAAATAAAAACGTAGAAGAGTCTGCCAAATGGGATACACGATTTGATGCCGCTTATGGTCTAATTGAAGATCAGAATTACAAAGGTAAATGGCGCGGAGGAGATCAGCATTTAACTTCTGAATTCCAACCAAGAAATTACCGCTATGCTTTTAAGTGATCTACATGTTTAAACCAACTGCTTTGTATGTAAAAACCCACAATAAAACTGGGTTAAAGTATTTTGGCAAAACTACGCGTTTAATGAAAATTCATTCTTACAGAGGCAGTGGATTGCATTGGTCAAGGCATCTTAAAACACATGGAAATGATTACACAACGGAATTGCTTGGAATTTGGCATGATGCAGATCGTCTAAAAGAATTTGCCATAAAGTTTTGCAACGACCATGATGTTGTTAAGTCAAAAGAATGGGCAAACATGGTTTTAGAAGAGGGTTTGCAAGGAGCTGCAAATGGAGAAACCAACATTTCTAAACGTGCTGACGTACGGGAAAAAATGAGTGAAAATTCTGCAAAAAACCAGCTTGGCAAATTTGGTATAAACCATTCAAGTTTTAAAGAATGGTACATTACGCCATTGGGTAAATTTGATAGCCTAAAATCAGCTTCTGTAGCTCATAACACAACGCTACAAAATATTCACTACGGAATTTATGGTTATAAATATCAATATAAAAACCAAGAAAAAGTAGTAAAACCACGCAACGGTTGGCAATTTGAGCCAGCACAGCTTTAAGTAAGGACACAACATGGCAACCAGTGGTCTATACGGGAATAGTTCAGAATCTATTGGTTTGTATGGAAACACCAATGTTTTTGGTGGAACATATTTTCAATGGTTTATTTTTCAACAAAATAACGGTCAACCTGTAACGCCAACTGGTGGCTCATGGGACTTTACAACTAATACTGGAACTCCTCCTACTGGATGGACTGCAACGGTTGCTTCTGTTCCAACATCTCCTGTTTGGTTTTCTACATCGTTTGTAGATTCTCGCAATCCAACTGTTTTTGTTTGGTCTGCACCATCTTTGCTTACATCGTCTAATTCTATTTATGCCAGTGCATATGCAGAAACATTTACAGGCAATGGAACGCAAACTGTCTTTACTCTTGCAAACTCTCCAGTTACTGTAAACAACACTGATGTATCAATCAATGGTGTTGTGCAAGTTCCTGGTGTTGATTACACAATTAATGCTGTAACGCTTACCACTACAACCGCAGTACCCAATCGTTCTGTAATGTTGGTAAAGTACAAGCAATCATTGCCTAATTCTTATTATGGATTAGCTTCCAATGTTGGATTTACGCCAGTTGGCACCCTTACTTCTACCAATGTTCAATCAGCAATTGCTGAAGTATTGACAGATTATTCCGCTCAAACAGGCGCTGCTTCTATTGGTTTTACTCCAGTAGGCGCAATTACATCTACAAATGTGCAATCTGCGGTTACAGAAGTTGTAACTGATTTGGCTTTGTCTAGTGGTTCTTCTACTGTTGGTTATTTGCCAGCAGGCTCAGGAGCTGTAGCAACTACGGTGCAGACTAAGTTACGTCAATCCGTGAGTGTCATGGACTTTATGACTGCGGCTCAAATTGCAGATGTGCAAGCAGGAACGTTAACTCTTGACTGTACAACAGCAATTACTAATGCTTTAAATGCAAGCA